CGCATTCGCTGATCGAGATGAACTGGCTGTTCTGCGACGTGCCCAGGGTGGCCAGAGAGCCTTGCGAGCCCTTGGCGCTGGCGAAGGCGAAGCCCTCGATCTCCTCCATGGGGCCCCAACGATTGGCCAGCTCCGTCGCCATGGCCGCCAGCGTGGCGCCATCGGTCCAGGGCAGAACGATGAAGTGATACTGGGTGTCGCCCATGGTCGCGATGGCGGCGGCGATGTTCGGCGCGCCGGCGCCCGCTGTCCCGGCGGCGAGAGTCAACGCCAGGCCGGCCGGCATGACGTCGCTCGACTGATAGGCCGTGCGCACGTCTATGTCGTTGCCGGAGAGGCCCGCCCACTTGCAGGTCAGCGTCACGACCCCGGCGACGGCGGCGGCCGTGACCGGCAGATTGGGCAGCGCGTTGATCGCGGCGGCGATGGCCGTGGCCACGCTGGCCACCGTCTGGCCTGCCGTAACGGCCACCGCGACGCTCTGGCCGGCGATGTAGAGCGGCAGGGAGCCGGCAGCCGTCGGCGCCGCCGTGACTGTGATGGTCGAGGTGGCTTTCACGCCGCCCACCGGATCGGCGACGCTCATGGCCCAGGTCTCGGTGACGCTGTTATTGGCGATCAGCGCCTGGATCATCTGATCGAGCATCGAGCCCTGGCCAAAGGCCTGGGTGCCCTGCGCGGCCGAGCCGATCAGGGTCGGAGTCAGATTCGGAACGACCGCCGTGGCCAGGGCTTGCCCCAGGACAAGGATGCGCGTCGGCCATGGCGCGAGGCCCTGGCCGGCGCGGTCATTGGCGAAGCCGATATAGCTGCCGGGCGTCCGCGTATTGGCGGGGATCGCGAAGGAAAAGCTGAGGCCCATGGTCTTAGGCGTCCTTTACGGCGGCTGTCGCGGCGGGGTCTGGCGCGGCCGTGGCGGCGGCGCCCAGGGCGGGTTGAGGCGCGGGCGCGGGTGCGGCGCCTTTCGCGGGCGCGGCCTTGGCGGGAGCGACGCCCTGATCAGGCGCGGTGGTGGTGCCGGCGCCCAGGGCGGCGGCGGCGGCGGGCGCGGGACCTTCGGCCGGCGCGGGTTCGTCGACGACGACGACGTCTCCGGCGACCAAGCGGCGATGCCAATAGCTGCCCCAGGCGACGGTCTCGCCCTCGGGCGGCAGCACGCGGCCGGTGTCCGGAAAGCGCACCCGGCGGCCGTCGGCAGGCTTGATGGTCCTGATCTCGCTCATCATTGCTCCAGGGTGACGTGATCGACGGCGCTGGCGGGGCCATCGTCGGGAAGGGGTCCGGTGACCCGGCCATAGGGCGCGGGGTCCCAGTCGGCGTGGAAGGTGTTGAAGGGCGAGATGTCGCCCGGGAAGGCGTCCGTGTCGTAATAGAGCGCGGTCTCGAAGCTGACGGCGTAGAGGCTCATCTGCTTGATCTTCGGGATGTCGCTGGTCTCGACCGGCAGGATCGAGGCGGCCTGGAACGTATCGATGTCGAGACCCAGGGTCTGATCCTGGAGCAGGCGCACCGCATCCTCGGCCATCTGGTAGGACCCAGGCTCGCTGGCCGAGCCGCCCAGCCGCCGCGCCGCCTCGTTTCGCAGGTTCTGGGCCGCCACCACCAGGCCGAAGGCGCAGTGCGCCCGCGACCGGCCGCGAGCCACCCGCTCGATCCTGTGAGCCCCCGCGAAGGTCGCCCAGCAGGCCGGATAGCGCACGACTTCGCTCGACAGATATTCGTCAAACGCCTTGGGCCACGTCTCCATGGTGACATAGCGGTAGGCGATCACGCCGGCCGCCGAGGCCGCCGCGATGCGGGCCAGCATGGCGTTTTCCACCGCGCCGATCATGCGACGGCCCTGGCGATATAGCGCTCGACCTGATCGGCGATCTCCACGCGGTCGCGGTCGGAAACGCCGAGATAGGGCCTGGCGGGAATGGTCACCTTGGCCACGCGCCGCCAGCCCACGCCGGGGATCTTGAAGGTGAGTATCCCGCCGGCCTTGGCCCGGATGATCCCGCCCACCTGGTGGATGGCCGCGTAGATCAGGTTCGAACCGACGACGGCGGTCTTGTCGTCCGCGTCATGCGTGATCGAGTCGCGCAGGTGACCGTGATCGAGGAGCGTCTTGCCGCCCTTCTTGGTCGCGCGGACCGAGGGCTTCCAGCTCGCGCCATCGGGGGCGACGCCCGTGCGAAACCGTTGGCGGGTGCTCGATTCCAGCACCGCGCCGATGATGTTCATCAGCCGCACCGGTTTGGCGAGGCCGCCGATGACGCGGCCGATCCGCGCCTCGATGTCGTGAAGCTCGGGCGCGCGGAGGCTCATGGAGACGCCCTGGGCCGCCATCAGAACACCCCCAGTTCGCGGCGCGAGAACAGGCGGCCGGGCCCGCTGGTCTCGATGACGTCGGAACGGGACGGCGGCTCGACGCCTGCCGCGTCGATCTTGATCCGGCCGGAGCTGATGCCCTCCAGCGTCTTGATGGCGTCGCGATAGCGGTCCTTCACCTGCTCGGGCGCCTCGTCGGCATAGAGCCGGTAGCGGGCGATATCGCAGGTGACCTCGGTGAGGAGCAGCGGGAAGCTGGTGAGCGGCAGGGCGTATTTGGCCGAGACATAGCCATCGACCATGGCGCTGGCGGCGTCGAGGGCCGGCTGCGCCACCGTGTCGTCGATGGCGTCGGCGGGCGGGTTCGAGCGGTCCGTGAGCTGGACGATCTCGGTCTCGCCGAAGCGGGACACCAGATCGGAAATGACGGCGTAATCCATCAAGCCGCCCCCTTACCGCCGCGAGGCGGTCGAGGCTTGGGCGTGGGTTTCGCGTCCTGGGCCGGGGCCATGGCCTCGGCGAGGTCCATCTTACCGCGCCAGCCCGGGCCCACGGGAAACTCCAGCGTGATCGCCGGATCAGTGAGGAGCTGGCGAAAGCCGTCCTCGCCGATCCGGTGCGCGATGATCGAGTCGATCTCGATGACCGCCCGCCCCTGCGCATCCCTGGCGCAGGAGGCGTCGAAGACGAGGCCTCCCCGGCGATAGGGAAAGCGCGTGGAGTGGGCGCGGATCACCGGTCAGCCTAGCCAAGCCACGGCACATTCAGGGGCTCGGCGGTCTTCCAATAGATGTTGGAACCGCCGGCGCCGCCGGGCAGGAACTCGGCGTTGAGGATCGCCAGGGCCGCGTTCTCGTTCTCCGGCGAATAGACCAGCAGGTCGGGGATCAGGCCGAGGGGGCGGCCATAGTCGCCCTTCATGCTCATGATCGCCGTGCGCGCCAGGCCATAGTTCGCCGAGGTCAGGGCGTCCGTGCTGCCCCAGCAGAACTGCGGGAAGCCGAAGCCGACATTGTGGCGACCATCGATCCCGTATTCGAATTCCTTGCGCGAGAAGACGTTCTCATCGTCCGGATGGTCGCGGGGCACGAACTCGAAGGGCTTGCGCTCCTGCCAGATCAAGGGCTTGAGCGGGCGCTTGGAGGCCATGAGGAACCACGCCGGATTGCCGCCGCCGCCGGCCGTGGCCGGGCAGTTGGCGTAGACCGTGGGCGCGCCGTTCACATCGGTGATCGGATGGTTCAGGCTGAAATAGGGCTGGCCGTCAAAGCAGGGCGTGGTGAAACCGGCGGACAGCAGCCCGAAGGTCAGGCTGTCATTATGGGCCATGGCCGAATAGCCCATTTCCTGGAACATCGGGCCATAGAGGCCGAGGTTATCGTCCTCGATGTCGTTGCGGTTGACGCCGATGGTCAGCTCATAGTCCTTGTTCTTGATGGTGTAGCCGGAGGTGGTCATGTTCTGGACCTGCCGGTCGCCCAGCCACTCGCGGACATTGGGCATCTTGCCGAGCCAGCCGTATTCGTTCGATCCCGTGGTGGACGGGACCGTGGTGGCCACGCGCTTGAAGTAGCTGGGGGCCTGCCCCAGGCCCTGCTGATAGAGGGCGTTGTAGCTGATCCCGAGCGTGCGGAGATTGGCGCCGTTGACGATCATGAGGGGAAGGATCCTTAAAGGGTGCTTGGGGCGGCGCCGAAGATGATGCCGGTGGCGACCCAGACGCCGACCGAGTCGACGTCCATGATCTTGCCGGCCACGGAACGGGCGGCCCCATTGCTGGTGAGGGCGACTGTGTGGTCATCCACGACATAGGCGGGGGCGCCGATATTGGCGGCGGTGATGAGGTCGCCCCCGGCCGAGTTGTCCCAGCGGAAAATCCCCGCCTGGGTTTCGACGTTCAGGGCTCCGTCCGCGCCCAGCGTATTGTCCACGCGGAAATTGGCGCGGCCGTCGGCCGTGACGGGGTTCGCGGCGGAGCCGGGCACCGCGCGGCCTGCCGTATCCAGGCACACCAGGGCGCCCGCATAGATAAGGACGCCGCCCTTGACGGGCCGGGAGTTGAGGTCGCCGTCCCGGCGGACAGTGTTACGATCAGCGCTGAGAGCGGCCATCTAGAGTCTTCCTGCCAGTTGTTTCTTGGAGGCGCGGAACGCCTCCTCGCTAAGGCCCACGGCGGCGGCGGCGGCCTTCTCCTCAGGGCTGAGCGGCCCGTCGAGATTCACCCTCGCGCCGCCGGTCTCGACCTTCTCGGGGTCGAGGATGACGGGGGCCGCGCCCGCGAAGGCGGCGAACGCCTCGGGGTCGGCCTTGTAGAGCGTCAGGGCATAGGCGCGCGTCGCCGGGGTGATCTTGCCGGCCTTCACCGCCGCGTCCACGGCGGCCGTGGCGGCGGCTTCGACGCTGCTGTCTTGCAGGGCCTTCACCTTGCCTTGCAGCTCAGTGAAGACCTCCATCGGCACGAAGGCCTTGGGATCGACGGCCGCTGCGGCGGCGGCGGCGATGCGCTCCTCCGTCTTGTCGGCGGCAGCCTTGAGGGTCGCGGCGGCGACCGTGATCTGCTCAAGCGTCGCGTCTTCCGCCAGGCCCAGGGCCTTGGCGAGGGCTTTCAGGTCCATCTCGTTTCCTTGCGGGTCGGCGCTGGCGACGGCCGCCAGCTCGGTGAAGTTGGGGAGGTTGACGAGGCCGGCGTTCCAGATCCGCGTCAGGCGCCCGGTGGCCGGCTCGAAGCCGAAATAGGGGCTGATGTAGCGATATTCGCGGGCCTTGATCTTGGCGGTGGCCGCCTCGGTCCAGTCGATGGTCGCGAAGAGGCCCTCGGGGGTAGCCTCTAGGCCAGTGATCCAGCCGGAGGCCGGAGCGGTCCCGCCCACGCCATCCTTCGCGGCGTAGGGAATCTGGTGGTCGTAATCCACCGGGATCTGGGTCGAGCCCGCCGTGTCGAGCGAAGCGGCGACGACGGCCTGGGCGTGGGCGAGGTCATCGAGCCGATAAGGCCCGCGACCATCACGGCCCCGCACCGTCCCCATGGGGAAAAGCTGCACCCGCGTCTTGGGCGCGCCGTCAGCCGCGCCGGCGTCCACCGCGTGAGCGGCGAACGCCAGGTTCGGCAGGGTCCGGACGGTGGAGGGTCGCAAGGTCATCGACCCGGACATTCGCCCGCTGACGGGGGCCTCAAACACCCTGAACTAATTCAGGGTGAAGGCGCGCCAGGCGGTGGCGAGACGGGGACTATCGGCTGAAAAAGAAGTTCTGAGAAGCCTCCGGGGGCTTCCCGGCGGTGCGGCTAGAACTGGCAGAGTTCCAGCCGGTCGGCTCCGTCGACCCAGAACAGCTTCTGGGGTGGCAAGATAACAGCCGTATCTGGGTGCAACTGGGCGCCGGTCGAGAGGCTAAAAGTGTTTCGGTAGTCTCGGTGCCTGAAAGAAATTGCGAGGCCACCTTCCGGGTCGAACGCGAAGGCCACATCTCGCGGTTTTCCGGCACCGGCCAAGGCTTTGAACACTGCCTTGGTGGCAGGCTCGATTTCGAATGGACCACCGATCTTTCTGACGATGGACGCGTTGAAAGGGGCGAGTGTGTAAGACGCGAACCTCGGAGGCGGCGGCAGCCCAGGCGCCTGTTCGAGGTCCGCCAAGACCACTGTGTTCGGGCCTGACGAAGAGCCGCCAATATAGAGGCCCAGGAATTCTTTCACCTGAGTCCCGATGAAGAGGTCACCTGGCTCGAGCGCGGAATCCTTCATGAAGTGGCCTAACCACCGCGCTTTGACATGCATGCGCCATCTCCCCGACTCAGCGTCGGGCTACAGCACCCGCGCGGACCCAGGCTGGCGCCGGAGGGCGTCCACGTCCAGCTTTCGCAGGGAGGTCGAGGCCCACCAGCCCTGGCCGCACCAGTCCACGACCACGGTGGTCGCGCCGATCGCCGCGATGTACCTGCGCACGAGAAGGGAATCGCCGCCTGGGCCGAAACGCCAGGCGCGCCAGATTTCGTCGGGTTCGCGGAGGGCCTGGCCGACCAGGTCGAGATCCGCGTCAGGCCCGCGCACCGGCCGGCCGACGCTATCCTTGAAGAGCGCCGGCCCGATCACCAGGCCCTCGCCGCTCTTGTCGGCGAAGATCACGGTCTTCTTCGCCGAGGCCCCAAAGCCGGCCAAGAACGCCTCGCGATCCTCGGCCGTGGAGGCGGCGGCGCGAAGCTCCGCGGCGCCCCCGTCGTCCGCCTCTCCCGGCGCGCCCATGGGCGAGGGCGTGTCCCGCTCCAGATAGGCCTTGCCGACATTGTAGCCCCAGCCCGGCCCGATCCCCTGCTCCACCCGCACCACCTCGCCCGTGCGCGGGTTGGTCCAGCTCCTGGAGGGAAAGGCCACCGGCTTATCGGTGACGCCCTTGCCGTCGCGCTCCAGCTCGGCGGCCGAGACCTGGACCGTGGTGCAGCGGCAGCCCCAGTCGCAGGGCGGGTTATGGCTGTCCCACCAGTCGTCGTCGACGGGCAGCGTCGTCCCATCCCAGGCCGCGTGTTCGGGGCGCACCCGATCATCGCCGGCTGTCTCGTAGCGCAGATATTGCAGCGCTTCCTTGGTGGACTCGATTCGCTCCCACCGGCCGGCCGCATAGGCGGTGCGCATATTGACGTCGAAGATCGTTCGCAGCCGGCGCGGGGAACCGAGTTGCACCTCGCGCGTCTTGCCGGTGAGCGGGTCTTCCATCTGGGCCCTCCCCCACCAGCCCTGGGCCTCAAGCTTGGGCCGCAGTTCTTTCAGGAAATTGGCGAAGGTGGTCCCATCCTTCAGCGCCGCGCCCACCTGGTCGTGGATATCCTGAAGCACCGAGGCCTTCATGGCCTTGGCGACGGTGAACGCCCTGGCATGCTCCTCCTGCCACATGTCCTGCCAGGCGAAGGTGTGGGCCAGGCCCTTGCCCTGGAAGTATTTGATCGCCTCGGCGGGTGGTAGAGGCTTGAGGTCGACCTTGGGCATCTCGCTGGCGCGCTATTGCGCCATGCAGAGGAAATGGACGTTGTCGCCCGAGCCCAGGCCACTGAGTTTGAAGGTGGCGCTGGTGGTCGAACCGCCGGTCTGGGCGATGACGGCGGCCGTCGTGTTCCAATCCTGCGCCTCGCAGTTCCAGGCCTGCGGCGCGGCCGGCATGGTGAGCGATCCCGTGGATGCGGGCGTCGCGCCCAGGACCACCGTGAAGGCCGCCGTGCTGTAGCCGTAGAGGGTCGGCGTCCCCGTGGAGAACCCGCTCGCCACCACGGGCACGACATCGCTGAGAACGCGGTGGCCGCCGGCCTGGAGCTCAGAGACGTTGGTCAGGCTCGGCGTGTAGGGATTGATCTGGAGATTATAGACGCTCCCGCCGCCATTGCCCGCGACGGTGCCATTGATCGAATTGAGAGTCAGGTTGTTGGCGCTTGCCGAAGGGTTCTTGAGATCGAGGCGCCCCGCTCCGCTCACGCTGACCAGATCGCCGGCCTGGGTCGATCCGGTATCGCTAAACAGGTAGAGGCCGGCGCCATTATTGAATTGAAGTCCGCCGGTGCCATAGGTGTAGACTTGGACCTCGCTAACACCCGAGGCCGACGAAATATTGATCGCCGCTCCATCCGTCGCCGGTTTGATTGTGAGGCTTGGAAAGAGCGCCGCGCCCGTCGCCGCATTGATCGACCAAGGGTGGCTGGCGTCCGAATTTAGCGCGCCTTGGAACCCCGAGGAGCCCTCGATCATGCCCCCGAAGTGCGCGTCGCCAAGTTCATAAGACGTGCCCGTATAGACCCTGAAGCCATAAACCCCGTTCTGGCTCAGATCGTCGAACTGCGACGCGACGCCCTGGTCGTAGAAATACATGCCGCTGATGTTGGCGCCCACGAAATGCGTGAATTTCGCCGTGGGCTCGATCCACCCGCCCATGACGATGGGCGCGCAGCCGTGGACACCGTCATTGTAGGTTCCATAGGTCCATCCCGTGAGCGCGCAGGTGGGAGGTGGGCTTCCGAGGTTCTCGAAGTCCGTGCCCACGACCGTGAGGTGCTGGGTGTTCTTGATGTCCGTCTCATAGGCCATGTAGACGCCGCCCGCGCCGGCGCCGCTGAAGCCCACGCCATATGGACCGATGCCGGTGCTGGGCACCCAGATGACGGGGGTGACGCCGGCCACATATCTGAACTGGATCGCGCCGCCGATAAGGGTGATGCCAAAGGCGTTGTTGGTCTGGATGCCCGTCAGATCGGTATTATCCAGCTTGATCGTCGTGGCGTTGTTCGACGTAGAGCCCACGAAGGACACGAGGCCGCCCTGGCTGTCGCGCAGATCCGTCACATAGGACCCGGCCTGGAACTGCCAGGACAGCTTCTGGGCGCCATAGTTGATCACCCGGACATCGTCATAAACGATGTCGAAGGACTCGATCTGCTGGATGGCGATGTTGGTCGCCACATCGGTCATGTTCGCCATGTCGATGGTGATCCCGGCCAGGCCGGCGCTCTGCATATAGCCGGCAAACGGCGTGCCATCGATCACGAACACCGGCCCGGTCATGCCGGTCGCGGGACGGATGATGCATCGATTTGCGGTCGTCAGATTGGCGCTGTCATTGGCGCCCGAACCCGCGAGCCGCTGGCCCAGGTTGGGCAGGGCATTAAGGCGGATGGGGCCCGAGACCTTGTAGATCCCGTTGCAGGTGACCGGCTGCCCCGCCGCGAAGGCCGCATTGATCGCCGCCGTGCTGTCCGCGCCATAGCGCGGGTCGGCGCCGTAGGACTCGAAACTGGGCGGAGGGATAGACGCGGCGACGGCCGCTCCCGGGGCGATGAGCGATGACGCGAGGAGCAGCGCTCTTAGATGACTGACCATTGGCTCCCATCCCAAATGAAGTTTCCGGACGCCCACGGACTCCCGAGGACATATTCAGTCTCGCCATCGATGGTCCCCGAGGCCGGGACCACGGTGATCGGCTGGTCGGCGGCGACGCCCAGGCCATCCTTGATGGTGTGGCCCTGGCCGACGGTGGGGCTGGCCGGGAGGTTGGCTGTCGTGGCCACGTTGTTCTGGATCGAGACGATCTGATCGGTCGCCGCGATGGCCACCGGACCCGCCGCCGTCACCACGCGGACGACGCCGCCTGGTCCCCCCGCGCCGCCATTCGCCGGCACAAGGATGAAGGGGCGCGAGAGCAAGAGCACTTCGCCGCCGGTCACGAGCTCGGAGACCGTATGGGTCAGGGCCACGGAGGGCACGCCGAGCGGGAGCAAGGGCGCGAGGCCCGCGCTCGGCAGGCTGAACAGCAGCTCTCCCGCCGCCGCCTGGATCACGCCCGCGACCTGGAGCGCCACGGCGGCGCCTGGCGAGATCACGCGTTGAACGAAGGAGCGGCCGGTAAGCACCTGGGGCGTGTCTGGTCCCGGCGGATCAGCCTCCGTGAGCTGAACGAGGAGGGCCGGGCTCGACCCCGCCGCCACGACGGCCGCGCCATTGGACGCATAGCCGCCCCCGCCGATCACAAGCAGGGTCACAGCCGCTCTCCCACGATGCCGGCCAGGCGCGCGGCGAAGCTGGTCTCGGCGAGGAGCTGGGCGATCTTGTCCACGCTCATGGCGTCGATGGCGCCGGCCAGACGGTCGCGGACTTGTTCCAGGGTGGTGCAGCCGGCCACCAGACTTTCGGCCGGCCCGATCAAGGCTTCGGCGATGGGCCGCCAGTCGCCGAGGGCCGCGTCAATTCCCAGGTCGATGGCGTCGGGGTCCGAGGGATCGATGGTCTTGGCCGCTCCCCCAGCCTTGGATTGGCTTTTGAGA